AAAGCAAATGCGGTTCTTTTTGGCGGCTTATCGGGAATTTTTCAAGATTTCCTTAATATCCCTTCTCATCTCTTTTAAATCGTCCTGCATGGACGTAAACTGTTGCATGGTAGCTTCAAATACGGTCTTATCCACCTTGATTGCGTCAATCTTCTGATATTGGTCTTCCAGTCTTAACTCAATACGATCACACCTGTCTGCCAGTGCATCTATTCTGGTCGTGTTATTGAGGTGTTGGATGTACATCGAAATCAGGAAAGAAGCGACAATCGTAAGGGATTTGATATTGTCGCTTATGAAGGCTCTTATTTGTGGCATGGGTCATTCAAGCGTTAGAAGGATTGACAATGCTTTGGAAACGGATTCTATCAGCCTGACCGCCTCTTCCGAATCCCTCAGTCCGTATAATGCCAGAATGATTATGATGGCCATGTAAACATTTTTTTCCGTCCGTTTAGCTTTCGTGCCTTTCTTCTTCTCCATTGTTTTCTTTCTGAGGAACTATAATATTAAAGATGATACCATTGTCGCCACCCCCTTCGATCTTCAGTTTTGCTTCCTGGGCGTGTTTGATCGGGTACAGATCCATCAGTGCTTTTGCCGCATTGACCGCCACGGCCCGAAGTGGAGCCGGGGACAAGTCCATTCCCCATTTGTCCTTGTATTTGGCGGTGGAAGTTTCTTCCATCACCGCTTTGAGAGTTTCGGTAACTTGTAACTTTACAGCGATAGCCTCCGTATCGGTTTGCTGTTGTTCACTTAATTTCTTGATACGTTCCGAGATATGGGGTTTGCCAAGCAGCCGCCTGCTTTTTAGACTGACACCAGAACCGGAATCCTGAAATGCTTCCCTATAGCATTTACAGTGCTGTCCTGCAAATTCCCTCCCACCGTTTATATACAGGTCGCAGAACAGGCTTTCCGCTTTCGTCAGTCCCAGTTCGTTCTTTAGCATCTCGGACGCAGATACCTTATTTTCCTTTTTCATAGAATTGATATTATTAAAGCCCAACATAGAACAGGTAGTGTCATGTCGGGCTTTTATTAAGAATAGGGTGTTTGTTATGTATCGGTTTGTTCTTTTTCACTGGTCACAGCCGCCACCTGTTCTTTTGCTATATCGGGTTTCAGGGAGATAAGTTGCTCCATCAGTGCTTGGTAAAAGACATCGGCCAAAGCATCGGCACAGGCTTCCGCATCTGCCAGCGAGTTGATAAGACGCATATTGAAAGACACATCCAGATCGTATCCGGTAATAGCCGCCATCATCTCGTTTCCGTCATATCCGAGAACCCCGTATCTCATCCTTTCGTCTTTTCTGAACGATACGGTTTCATTTTCTTCCGTCATACATTTAGATTTTAAAGTGTGTTCTTGATTTTTCCTTTTTCTGAAGTCCTGCACCCGTAGATGATCCGTCTGAATTTCTCAGTCGGTTGGAACAGACGATTGCCACGTTAAGAGTAGCGGTAACATCCGCATCCGCATCATGGGCATCGTCCAATTCGATACCGAGCCGTTCTGCCAGCAGTTCCAGTTTGTACGATGTCACTTCCGGATCACCGGCAAATGTGAGCTTGCCCAAGTCTATCGTGTCTACATAATGAGGCTGGAAGTTCCCCCAAAAGTCAGTGATTCCGGCAAAAACCTTGGCAAATTCCTTCAGTTTGCCTCCATAGGCCATAAGTTGCTGAAGGAAACCGCAGTCAAAAACAATGTTCTGCCCGATAAGAAACGGCTTTGCGGTCTTTGATTTGGAAAGGGTGTTTCTTGTGGCGAAATCAATCACGTCACTTGCCACCTGTTCGACATCAACTCCTTTTTCATACAACATATCCATTGAAATATCCGAGTAGGTAAGAGCTGCTTCCTCATATTTCATCAGTTGCCCTTCCTCTTCCTCAATTTCCCTTTTGTTTTTCAGAACCTTCTTTCGTGTCTTGCCCAAAATATCGCTCTTGTGTTTATAGGGGTAGATATAATTCATGTAAGTGTCTATAACCTCCCATGTATCGAGCCGTACCGCTTTCATTGCGATCTGGGTACAAGCTCCGTTTTGTGGGTCTAAATCCCCGGTTTCAAAATCGAGTACAATCCCGACAAAAACGGTCGGTTCGCTTTTTGGTGCTGCCATAATTAAAGTTTTAGTTTATAATTTATTGATTTCACTTAATATTTTATTCTCAAACTCTTCTATTGTCCCATCATTGATGATGATACAATCATAAAAACTATCGTTTATGTGAATACGTCTTTTGTCCCTCGCTAATCTGTCCGGCTCGATCCCTCTTTTAATGAGCGTTTCTTCCGAGCATTTCACTGCGACAGGGACAATGAGGTATCTGTTCCCGAAATCCTTGACAAGACATTCCAGTCCTGCCTCGTCAATTACATAGGTGCAAATTCCACCTTTAGGAACCTGGCTGTGGAGAGCGAAATACTGTTCACCTCCGAATACCGTGTATGCCAGCATATCGTCCCCTTCCGGCACTTGTTCGCTTCCAATAAAGAAATGTTCCACGCCATCGGTTTCACCGGGTCTTTTGCGTCTGGTCGTGTATGACACGATAGTCGGAATGTTCATTTTCTTTCTAAGGAACTCGGCCATATAGGTTTTACCGTTTCCCGATCTTCCAACGATGGCAATAATTACAGGTTTCATTCAGTTTCTCTTTCTATAAGCATGTTGTTTAATTGTATATGGTTAGTAATTCACTTGATTACAATTCTCAGACATTGAACAGCATGGAAGACTTGTATGTCTGCAAGCAATGACAACCGGAATAGTCGCTGTATTTAATTATAGCTGACACGATAATCATTTTGTTCTTTGACTGAATAACTTTATCACGGTTCGCCTTGTAGAAATCATCCCACATCACCAGTTCGATAATATCGTTATTCTGTTGCAGTTTCAGTTTGCAGAAAGTTTTCTTCTCGCCTGTTTTCTTGTCCTGATATTCCACTTCGTCATGTTCCAGAACGGTTGCGCATACGGCTATCCGTTTACCTTCGCTTTCTTTAAGAAAAGCATCCTTGATTGTCATATAGGAAGCTCTTCCCCTTATATGCTGTTTGGCTTCCGAATTGTCATATATTCTCCTGTAATCAACGGAACCGATACCTGATACCTTGATCTGAAGCATTGACCAGAAATAGTGTTTGTCTGTCATGTCGGATGGGAAATCCTCTTCTTTCAGATCAAACCCCAATTCTTTGGCTGCTACACAAAGAATCCTGTATCTTTCCGGAAGCGACTTGACGTTTTCAATCTTATCGAAGCATCCTGCCAGAATAAGGTGTTTCACGTGCCGGGCGTTTATCGGTACTTTTCTTGCTTCTTCCTCGTTATCTGGATCATCCCAGTATTCGTACTTTTTAAGTTTGTACTTGAATATGCGGTGGATGAAATTCTCGATGGATGTAAATGCCCCGTTCTTCTGACGCTCTTCCACTATGTACTCAACGGTCTTGACACCTACCATCTTGATACGGGTAAGCGACCAGAATATCTCGTCATGCTGGTAGTCGGTAAAGAATTGCACATCGGAAACATTAATATCCGGATGCACGATTTTAGCCTTGCTGCATTGTTCCATTTCTGACATGAGGGATGGGATTTCTTTGTCGTCTGCCCACTGGAGGGCGATGGTATAGAAAGCTGAAGGGTAGTTGGCCTTCAGAAACGCTCCCACATAGGCTGTAATGGCGTATGCAGTGGCGTGGCTGTTACAAGTGACAATTCCTTTTGAGGTGACAAACGTATGATACGGATCGTACATTTCAACATCATACACTTCATCATCTTTTAGATATTCAACTGAAACAACCTTTATTGTTTCTACATCCAATCCTTTTTCACTTTGTTTTACTCGTCCTATCTGATAATGGGCTTTTTTATGACAAGAAGCACACAAAGTCTGTAAGTTAGAGAAATTTTCACCGCAATCTGAATGATCTTTATTTATATGATGAACTTCCAGTCTGCAATCTCTTTTACCACAAATTTCGCAATAGTCTTTTTTTAAGTTTTCTCTGTAAAATTTGAATTGTGTGTAATTTGTTTTTCGTTTATAAAACCCTATATGTCCTTTCTTGCTGTTCAGCTCGTAGTGTTCCATGTTTTTATCTGAATGATAACGAGGATCGTTTCTCATGCCTTTGTCTGTAAAACGATAACTGGTGTCTGATTTTATATATCCGGCATTCACATACATTTTGTCCACCCCAACCACAAGTTCATCTGTTCTTTTAATTCCTCTTGCTGTCGGGTGTTTATGGTTGGCTGTCACATCTATAGTTGCTCCATTTTCAAGAGTTATCCGATAAATCGGTTTGATCCCCATGTATCGAATGTCTTTGATGTAGTTTTTTATTAACCTGTCATTCTTGTCTAATGACCATCCGGTGCCGTATCCATTTCTTCTGTATTTCTGACATAGGTATTTGTGTCCGTTTTCTTCAGCCCATTTTGAATCGTGCATGGTTTTGTACATTTCAGCTATCGTTAGGGATTTTTTCCTCCATTTGTACGAAGAATGGTTTCGTATCCAGCAATACACTTGTTAAAAAGATAAGAGCCTCCGGATTCAATCATGTCCCATATCGCTACAGCATCGTCTTTGGGGCATCCTTTGGTCAAAGCTCCTTCCATGAATTTGTCTTTCAAGGCTTTGATTTTATCTACTTTTTTTCGAGATCAG